GGTAAAGAGATCACCCATAAACAAGCAGCTGGCTTGTTCGGTGTAACTAACCTATCTGCACGCATTTCTGAATTGCGTAGCCGTGGTTATTCTATTTACACTAACACAACTAAAAATGGCAAGACAGCTTACCGTCTTGGTACCCCTTCAAAGCGTATGGTTGCATTGGCCTACGCACTGGGTGGTACACAGGTATTTGCCTAATTTGGTGAACTGAATATGCCAGCCCTTTATCTTATTGGGCTGGCTTTTTTTTATTATGAAAATATACTTCGTAGAATTCACACACAAACAAACACAGAAGAAGTTCTATAAGTTTGGCATTACCAGATATGGTGATGTTATGAAACGGTTCTCTAAAGAAGAGAGCATCAGATTTGATAACGATCCAAACCAGTATGAAGATTTCCATATCAGAGTACTGGCTAGTGCTTGGAATACGTTTGAGGAAGTATCTGCTCAAGAAAATATCTTACTTGAAATGTTTCCAAAGAACATATGGTTAGAAGAATACCTAGGTACTCCAGAAAAGAATTACAAGTTCTCTGGTGTAACAGAAATTGTTAACCTGGATAGTAGCCGGGTTAAGACAGCAAGAGATTATGTTTATAATTTAAGAAAGAAGTGGGGAAACGATGACTAAAACATTTATTTGGGTCACCTTCCAGAAAGAAGGAATCCACAAGTATCCAGCAGCAGCTACAGATCCGAAGCTTGCTGCAGTATCATTCTTAGGTAATGAACACCGACATATATTTCACTTCAGAGTGGAATTAGAAGTGTTCCATGATGATAGAGATGTTGAATTTATTTTACTGAAGCGTGAGCTTGAAAGCCTATATAATACAGGCACCCTACAACTCAATCATATGTCCTGTGAGATGTTAGCAAATGAACTTGCAATCTACATTAGAGAGACATATCCAAGGCGCGATATCAGAATTGAAGTGAGCGAGGATGGTGAGAACGGTTGCCGTACATACTTTAATAATGAATATGATGATTGGAAATAAACATGGCTAGCTTCTGTCACATCGCCCCCATCCCCCATCTTGATATAATCTCTGGTGCACCAGTACACTTAGCTCTTGCTCATTTAGTTGAGACGAGCGACAAGTATACAGACTTCTATAAGAACGAAAAGAAAGAGTTTAAGTCTACTATCATTCTAGACAACTCAGCATTTGAGATGTACAAACAGAACCGTCCAATGTATGATTCTGTACAACTAATTACAATGGCGCAGCGTATCGAAGCTGACTATGTTGTGATGTCTGACTACCCTAACGAGAGAGGTGGTAAGACAATTAATGCTGCTGAGGTAATTGCTCCTATCCTCAAGGAAAAAGGATTCGGTACGTTCTTTTGTCCTCAGTCAAGGATTGCAGATACAGAAGATCTGTTTGCATCTTTCAACTGGGCAGCACAGTCTCCGTTGGTTGATTATATTGGTGTTTCTATTCTTGCAATTCCTAATGCGTACGGAGTAGAAAAAGGAAACAAACTGCAACGGTTTGTTAGTCGGTTCATGTTCATGCAAGATTTACAAGACTCCGGTATCCTTGATACTGCAAAAATTAACGGTAAGAAGATCCACTTGTTAGGTATGCTTGATGGTCCTAATGAGATTCGTTTGATGTCTCAGTTCTCTGAATATATCGATACATGGGACAGTAGTGCAGCTATTTGGTACGGTCTTCACGCTGGTAGAATGTTTGATGCTTCTCCTACTGGAATTCTTGAAGGGAAGTACGAGGAAGAGGTTGACTTTAATTACAGTAATGATATGAACCAGTTGACTGCAGTAGCAAATAAAGAGACAATAGACGAACTAATGCATACTTATCTATCAGATTCTATTCAAGATGAAGAGTGGTTTGTTACCGAAGAAGACGCTCTATGACATACAAGTACAATGAAGCAAAGTATCTAAGAGAGCTTGCTGATTATGTAGATGGAACCTACGGTGAACATTATGTTGCCAAGGAGATTCAAGTAATTGATATATGGGAATCAATGGAGTCTTTGGATACAACTGCTAGGGATACAGCTATCAAGTATCTTTGCCGGTATGGTAAGAAGCAGGGTAAGAATAGAAAAGATTTGTTGAAGGCTATGCATTATATTATTCTAATGATGTATGCAGAGGATAAAATGAAAGAAGGTGAATAATTATGATCCACATCTTAGGTGAGAAGTCCAACTCTCAGTTAACAGGGGTGCAGCTTGGCGATAGCCAACCTAATGCTATTGACTTGAGACTTGGTAAGGTATTTACAATAAACAAAAAACCATTTGAGTTAAGTGAAGGCTACAAGAAGCACAGAGGATCTGTTGAGATTGACCATGATGAAGATGATTGGTTTCATCTTGAAGAAGGCACTTACGAAGTTGTGATGGAAAACATTGTGACTGTTGGTGCAGATGAGGCCGGATGGGTAATCACTAGATCAACGTTGAACCGTAACGGAGTATTCATTACGTCCGGTCTATACGACTCAGGCTACTACGGTGTGATGGCTGGTGCAATGCATGTTTGTGGTGGCTCAGCTAAAATCAAGAAAGGAACACGTGTTGCTCAGTTCCTACTATTCAAAGCAGAAGCATTGAATCTATACAACGGGTCATATGGTTTGAATAGTGAGCATGATAAAAAATATATTAAGGAGTAAAGATGTCAGAAGGTTTTAAATTACAAGTAAGTATTGACGAGCTACAGAAGCGTAAACTGTTTCTTGCTGTTCCGATGTACGGTGGCCAATGTGCTGGTATGTTTACTCGATCAGTGGCTGACCTATCAGCAATCTGTACAAAGCATGGTATTCCTTTGCAGCTGTTCTTCTTGTTCAACGAATCATTAGTTACTCGAGCTCGTAATTACTGTGTGGATGAGTTCATGCGTTCAGGTGCAACTCACTTGATGTTTATTGATAGTGATATTGGATTCAATCCTCAAGACGTTATTGCTTTGTTGGCAATGCAGAATGATGAGAGTGAGTATGATGTCATTGGTGGTCCGTATCCTAAGAAATGTATTTCATGGGAAAAGATTAAGCAAGCTGTTGACAAAGGTATGGCTGATGAGGATCCTAACAAACTTGAAAAGTTTGTTGGTGACTATGTGTTCAATCCTAAGACTACTCAGCGTGAGATCCCTCTCAACCAACCAGTAGAAGTGTTGGAGATTGGTACTGGCTTTATGATGATTCGTCGTAAGACTTTTGAAGACTATCAAAAGTCATTCCCACATTTGTGGTACAAGCCTGACCATGTTCGTACAGAACACTTTGATGGTACGCGTGAGATTATGGCTTACTTTGATTGTGTTATTGATCGTGGCTATGGTCATGAAGATATGTTCAAGTTACTTGATGATGTTGCAGCTGGTGGTGACTCTGTAGAATTACAAGAGCGTGCCAAGAATATGAGAGAAGTTGAGAAGGTAGCATCCAAGCGTTACTTGTCTGAAGACTATATGTTCTGCTACAATGTACAGAAGATGGGTGCAAAAGTATTCTTGTGTCCTTGGATGCAATTGCAACACGTTGGTAGCTACATCTTTGGTGGATCACTTGCCGACTTGGCATCAATTGGTGCCTCAGCAACTGCTGACCAATCACAGCTGAAACATAAGAAAACGAACAAGAATAAATAAACGAAAGGTCCTAAACAAATGAAACTAAGTGCAAGAACAATACAGATTTTGAAGAGCTTTGCTCAGATTAATCAATCATTGATCTTTGCTCCTGGTAATGAACTGAAAACTATTTCACCCCTGAAAACTATGGTAGCGAAAGCAACTATTGCGGAGACAGTTCCGCAGCAGTTTGCAATTTGGGATTTGCCACGGTTTTTAGGGGTACTTTCTTTATTTGATGATCCCGATCTTGAAATAAACGAGAAGTTCATTACCATTAAGAGTGGAAAGACTAAACTTGACTATGTGTACTGCTTGCCCGAAATGATTACACAACCTCCTAAAAAAGAAGTTAACATTCCAGTCGATGCAGTAGAAAAGGTTTTACCATCCGCAACACTACAATCGTTAATGAAAGCTGTAGGAGTACTACAGTTACCTGAGATTGCTTTTGTTGGTAAGGACGGATACTTTTCAATTGAAGCTTTGGATACCAAGCCAAAGAATCCAAACGACCAGACTCTTAGCAATAGTTTCTCTATTGTTGTTGGAGAGACTATCAAGTCGTTTAAAATGATTATGAAGGCGGATAACCTTAGAATTATGAATGAGGAATACATCCTTAAAATATCTCCTCAAGGCCTTTGCCATTTTAAAGGGTCTGATGTAGAATACTGGATTGTATGTGAGCAGAATTCAACGTACGTTGGATAATTGAGGTTTTTATGATTCGTGATGATTTCTTGTGGGTGGAAAAATATCGCCCGAGAACAATTGATAGTACCATTCTTCCTGCAGATCTTAAAGCTACATTCCAGCAATTTGTAGATCAGAAGAATGTTCCCAACCTACTTTTAACTGGTCGTGCTGGTGTTGGTAAGACAACAGTCGCTCGCGCTATGTTGGAAGAACTACAATGCGACTATATTATTATTAATGGATCGATGAATGGTAACATCGATACTCTGAGAAACGAGATAAGAGATTTTGCATCTTCTGTCTCGTTCTCTGGTGGTCGTAAGTATGTCATTCTCGATGAGGCCGACTACCTCAATCCAAACTCTACTCAGCCTGCTCTTCGTAACTTCATGGAAGAGTACTCAAAGAACTGTGGATTCATTCTTACTTGTAACTTTAAGAACCGAATCATTGAACCTTTACATTCACGTTGTTCTGTTATTGAGTTTAAGATAGACAAAGAAGATAAGCCTAAGATGGCTTCTCAATTCTTTAAGCGAGTATGTAACATACTGAATGAAGAGAGTGTTACGTATGATCAGAAAGCAGTGATCGAAGTAATAACTAAGTTCTTTCCTGACTGGCGTAGAGTGTTGAATGAGTTGCAACGTTATAGTGCAACTGGTAAGATTGATTCTGGTATCTTGGTTAACTTCTCAGAAGAGAACTTAAAAGGATTAGTAGAGCTGCTGAAGGCAAAGAACTTTAGTGAAGTTCGTAAGTGGGTTGCAGAGAACAATGACATCGATCAGACTGTATTCTTTCGTAAGTTGTATGACACTGCCTCTCAGTACCTAAAGACTAACTCTATCCCACAATTAGTCATTACTCTTGCCGAGTATCAATACAAGGCTGCGTTTGTTGCTGATCACGAGATCAACATACTTGCTTGTCTGACAGAGATCATGGCTGAAGGCGACTTCAAATGAAAAACAAAGTAGTAATATCAAAGGATGAGTGGGCAGATGATATTGGTGAATTCATGAAGAAGTTTCGTCGTGACAATCCTTTCTATCCAATTGATCCTTTCCAACGTATATGTGAGAAGAGGTTGGAGTTTATTACAGATGACAATAAACGACATCAACGTAAGCTACAGAAAATAGCAATTGAAAATTATGATGAGGCTCCGTTTTGATTGATTTATTCAGACCCACTTTCGAATGGATTCGCAATGACTATACTAGCAATCGTTTTCGCTTTTCTGTTGAGCTGCTTGCTTGGGCTATATCTATCGGGTGTGCTATTACGATGGCTGCCACGGTACCACATCCACCCTTACTTGTTCTCTATCCTGTATGGATTATTGGTTGCTCTATTTACGCTTGGGCTGCTTGGACTAGGAAGAGCTTTGGTATGCTTGTTAACTACATGCTTTTAGTAACAATAGATACAGTTGGATTGTTTAGAATGATCTTGTAACATGAGCCCTTTTGATTTTGTTAATGCTGTATCTCAAAATAAGAAAGACTTAATGGAAGACCCGGCTGTAGAGAAACTCTACCAGCCATTCCTGGTCAACAAGGCACTTTCTTATTTTCCTGATACCGTGATGTATGCTAACGAGATGAATCAGCACCATCTTGTGGACTCAAAACTCCAATTCCATTTTTTCCTAAATACCATAAGACCTGCAAAGCGATTTGCAAAGTGGGTGAAGAAGCAAGAAGACAATGATCTTGCAGCTGTAATGGAATATTATGGGTACAGTCCAGAAAAAGCTAAGAGCGCGTTGTCAATCCTTTCTTCTGATCAATTGATCACTATAAAAGAAAAATTAGAAAAAGGTGGACAATCATGAGTATAGTTGATAGTCTTATTGAAGTTACGTTGGCTTCCGAAGAAGACTTCCTTAAAATTAAAGAAACGCTAACACGGATTGGTGTTGCGTCACGCAAAGATAGAAAACTATTCCAATCCTGCCATATCCTTCATAAGCAAGGAAAGTATTATATTGTTCATTTTAAAGAGTTGTTTGCACTGGACGGCAAACCTTCTAACTTCTCAGAAGATGATGTGGCAAGACGAAACACAATTACCAACCTATTAGCTGAATGGGAATTGATTAAGTTAGTCAATCCTGAAAAATCACGTGAGCCAGTTGCTCCGTTCTCTCAAGTAAAAGTTATCACACATAAAGAAAAAGATGAGTGGGAACTTGTTGCAAAATACAACATTGGAAAAAAGCGATAATATTACTATGTGGGACTTTAGATTTCTTCAGTTGTGTGAGACTGTTGCTTCGTGGTCTAAGGATCCGTCTCGTAAAATAGGTAGCTGCATAGTCGACTCTCGTAAGCGGGTTGTGAGCGTAGGATACAATGGATTCCCCGCTGGTGTAGCAGACTTGGATAGTAGATACCAGAACCGTGAGACCAAGCTGTTATTTGTCTGTCACGCAGAGCGAAATGCATTAGATAATAGTCCTGTCAATGTTGAAGATGCTACTTTATATTGCACATTGTTTCCTTGTAACGAATGTGTCAAGTCCATTATCCAACGCGGTATCAAAAGAGTTGTAACATTCAATCCATCCAATCCAAGAGACCTGTTGTTTAATTTTAAGGTCTCTCGTATAATGCTATCAGAGGCTAAGGTTGAAGTCTCAGAATACTTTTATAATGATTTTGAAAGGTGGAAAAATGGAATACACGAAGG